TAAAAACTTTATTTTAAGGGAAATGTCTTTATATTTCTCCCATCACAGTTTTGACCCAAATAGCTTTTTGAATATATTCTTCATCTATTTCAAATTTAATTCTTGACTTCTTTTGACTATCAATAATTTTATAAATAACACCAGCTACTTGTTCTACTGATAACTGTGTAGATGGTGCTATATTTTTAGCAAGTTCTAATATTTCTTTCTCCATAATATCCTCCTGTATATTTAAATAAAAGTTTTATTTTACTTAGAAATTATTTATATTTTTAATATCAGTATATTTATCTCCAAGAGTTCCACTTATCTTTATTATAAAACCATATTTATCTGCTAATTCTATTTCTAAAGCATTACCTGTTTCACAAGTATAATCTCTATGAAATACATTACTCCCCAAATTATAGCTTTCTGCTATTCTATTTGCTTCTGCCATACTTTTAGCCTTACACACTACCCTAAATTGATTATGATAACCTTTATATCCTAACTCTACAAGTTTTTCATATTGATTTCCTGTAATCATAACTAAAGTTCCATAATATTTTTCTTTTCTTGCCACATCTATCACTTCCTTTAAAATTTTGATTTTATTTAAATTTAAAACGGTAATAATAAATCTATTAACTTTTCTTTATGCTCATTACAAAGATACACTCTATTTCCTAAATCTTGTGGCTTCGTATCTTCTGTAAAATCTATAAGTATAATACTGTCATTATCACAACATTCGCAGATATGTTTATTATCATCAAATATTCTAATCATCATATCTTCCCCCTACTGTAAGAAGTGAATAGAAAAATATTGCTGCGATAATATAAATTGATACCCCTAATATAATCTTCATCTTTAGTTATCCCCCTTGTTTAATATACCCCTATTCCATAGTTTATTTTTTCTAGTCTATTTATAATACTTTTTTTATCTCTTCCAATATGCTTTCCTATTTCACTAGCTGAATAGTTATGCCTATACATATAAACTATTGCTTTATCTTCCTCAACTGTATAAGCTTCACCTTTTTTTATAGATTTTTTCTTATCTTTTTCTACTTTAGCCTTAAACCATTCATCCTTCATACTGAAAAAATTTACTGTAAGCTTCCTACTATCCCAAGCATCTTGATTGTTTATCATCCACTCTTTTAAATCTTCTTCTTTTATTGAAAATCTTTTATGAAGCGTTCTATCTTTATACGCTCTTAGCTTACCATTATTTATATTTCTAGTTATCTTTGCTTTACTTACTCCCAACATCAAAGAAACTTCATAAACTGAATAATACAACATCTTAGTTGATAAACCTATTTTATAAGCTTTAGTAGATACGCTCGACTCTGTTCTTTTTAGCTTATTAGCTATATATTTAGTAGTTACATGATACCAATTATCTTCTAAATATTTTATCTCTTCATTACTCCAACGCTTCCCCATTTTATCCCCTCTTATTTCAATATTTTATCCTTTGATTTACATTAAGGGAAGTTTAAAACCTCTCTCAATGCCTTTTAAATTCGTTTTAACCTATAAAGTTTCTTCCCCATTTTTCTCGAAGCTTTTGCTCAAATTCTTTTTCAGTCATATCAGCTACGCTTTTTAATTTTCCATCTACAATAACCTTACTATCTGCCATAAATATTGTACTTTGTTTCTTGTTCGCATTATTGATATTAACATTTCCATATTTATAAGCCATTCTTAAAGCTTTTATACCATGAGAATTATTGACCTCGCATATTTCTAAAGCTTCTTTCAATTTATCTATATCAGTAAATTCTTCTTCACATTTTTTCAAGTCTTGCTTTCTGATATTTACACAACTATTGTTTATAATTTCCACAACTTCACTTTCTTTATTTTTTTCATTTTTATCTGCATTTTTTTCTTCGTTTTGTGGTATACTATTATTAAAATCATTGTTTTTATTATCTGCTTTTACTGGTGGCACAGTAGAAGCTTTTTTATTTTTCATATCTTCATCATCTTCTGTTATGTTTGGCAATAAAGAATATAATTTTTCAGTAGGTGCAAAATAAGACTTAGTACCTTCTGCATCTTTTTTAGTATATCTTTTAAATACTCCTATAAATTTAGATTTCATTTTTTTCTTTCTACTACTTTCTTTCATTGAGTTAAGCCTTTCCTCCCAATCACTTGGCTTTTCTCCTAAATCATAAATTAACATATCACTTATAGCCTGCTTTTTAATTCCTAATATATCTAAATCTGTTGCAACTTTTTCATATTTTACCCAATAATAAAATTCACCGTTTACAAGTATTTTTTCCATTTTGTTACTATTTATAAAATTTAATAAATATCTTATAACTAAGCTTTCATCATGGCTTATTTTTTCCTCTTTCAATCTACTACTTAAAAAGCCGTGTATATATTTCATTTAGTCAGCCCCCTTATTATTTAACTATTCCTTTTACATTAAGTTTCTCTATATTTGATTTATTAAGCTTAAATAAAACAACAGTTCCAAATTCTCTACCCTTTTTTAAAATTTCCCTTGTTATAAATTTTTTCATACCTTCTTTATCTAACATTCTTCTAAGCTTAACGGAATTAGCTTCATAACTTTTACTATTAAATATAATAGGCAAATCATTTATTATTCTGTTATATGGCAATTCAAACTCTTCACCTAATTTTTCTTTTTCTGATATTAAAGATAAGTAACTTATAAGAGTTATATCTTTTACATCAATGTTATTACTTATAGCCATTTCAAAATTGATATTCATTTTTAACCTCCTTATTTGTTTGTTAATATTATTATACACTATCAAATAAAATATGTAAATGTTTTTTATTAAAAGCTATTTTTTTATTATATATATATCTATAATAACTTCCCTATAATAACTTATCTATCTTTGTTCAATTCCATCGAATTAACCCCGTCAATTCCACGGAATGTACCCCGTCAATTCCACGGAATGTGTGGGTATTATATTTTTACTTATACCGTCAATTCCACGGAACGTGTGCAGTATTTTCAACGGTTTAAGCTATAAACAATATTTGTGGATTATGTGGATATTGTGGATAAACTCATATACAATATAATTGTTAAAATTTTACAAGCACCTAGTAGAGTTAAGCAACTCATACCAAAGGAGGAAATATGAAAATAAAATTACTTGAAAATGATAAAATAATCGAAGTGCCAAATTATTGGAAATGGCATTTAGTAGAAGGCAAGAAAGTTATAATTGACCAAAATAAAAAAATAATTGCTTTAGTTGTAGAAAAATAATTAAAAAAGTTTATAAATATAGTTGACTTTTGTTAGGTACTAACATATAATTAAAGTATAATAATTAATAAATAAGGAGGATGTAAAAATGAGAAATGTTATGAAGAAAGCACATGAAATAACTAAAAAAATAATAAGAAAAGGTGATAGCTATAAAGCAACTTTCAGATTAGCATTATCATTAGCACATTCTCTAATAAGAAAAGGAGAAAATAAAATGATAGAATATAGAACAAGTAGAGGAACAGATGTTAAAGTTGAAATGGGAGAAGGAAGAACAGTAAAAACTTTAATAATGAACGGAAAAGAAATATTAGTTGATAACAGACATTCAAATAATTGCTTTTTAATAGATGGATATATATACATAGCTGACAGAAATGCAAATAAAAAACTTGGAGCAACTAGAGATGCAAGAGTAGAAACAAATAGTGAATTACAAGCTATATTCAAAAAAGAAGAAGGAAAAGAACTTAAAAGACTTAACAGAAGAATAGAAGCTATAAAAGAAGTTTATGCTAATCACTTAAGCTTTGAGCAACATTTAAACGATATAAATGCAATATAGAAATAAAAACAATAATATAAGTATTGACTGTTAGTTACTAACAAGATATAATATAATTAAGAAAGTTAAATAAAAGAGAAAAGGAAGGTATTAAGAATGAGAGAATATAATGTTTATTACAGAAAAAGAGGAAATAAAGTTGGGGAAGAATTCAACTGCACAGTAACTTGTAACACTAAAGAAGAAGCTAGAGAAAATTTTGAACAATGGGATAATCAAAATAAAGAATGGACTATAACAAGAATAGAAAGAGTTTAATACAAAATTGGTGGCTCACTATAAAAAGCCCTTACCAATTAATTAGGAGGGACTATGGAAGCAATTAGAAATATAAGTATACAAAAGGTTAAAGATAGACCCAACTCTTACATTTATAAATTATCATTACCAAGTTGGGTTATTGAAACGTTAGGTATTAGCATAGAAGATAGACAAATAAAAATAACTGAATCAGAAGGAAAGATAGTTATTGAGAAAGATAAAATATAATTTAATGTGGTGAATGTAATGTGTGAGATATTAAATACAGAATGTGGTAAGTGTTGTTATGTACAATGTGGTATGGATGCGGATAAAGAAAAAGAATGTCATTGTGATAATCAAGAAGGTCATAATTGTTATAACTGTGAATGCAAAGATATGTGTTTTTAGTGAAATATAATTTTTATTAGAAAGGATTTAAATTATGAATATCAAATTGACAGATAAAGAATATGTTGAATTAAAATACGCCTATTATTTAGGGTTTAAATACATCGCAAGACACGAAAAAGGAACAGTAGAGTTATTCAAAGAATTACCAATAAGAGATAAGGAAACTAATGGCATAACTACAAGTGGTTATGATACTTGGGTTATAGGTAGTTATCCGATAAAAGACCATAGTTTATATGATAAAGTTAAATTAGGTAAGTATGATTTTATAACTTGGGAAAATGGAGTTTGGAAAATAACAGATATTTTAAATAGCATTAGATAAAATAATTCTTTTAATTAAATGGAGGTTGGTTATGGTTAGGATAGTTCTAACAGATGAAGAATCAAAGTTATTAAAACAATTCTTATTGTATTTTTCAATGGAAGAATATAATGGATTCTTGGGAGAATTAAACAATAAAAGAGAAGAAATTGATAAATTATTAATTGATATATATAATCAAATATCAGAAATTATTGAATAAAAATATCATTTTATTTAAACATTTTAATGCATAAATATATTCAGATGTGTCTATAATACCTTTTAAATTAGATTTTAAAGGGCGTGTAAGATATGTTTAATATATTTAATCAAGATAAGGATAATAGAGGCTGTTACGAGGAAAGAAATCATCAAGATAATTTTTATAGCGATAGTAGTTATAATAATAATTTTCAATATTGTAGATTATGTGGTAAATATCAAAGATTTGAATATGATAGATGTTGTGTGTGTAAGTCAAATTAAAATAGCCTATACAGATTAAGTATAAGCCATTAAAAAATTAGAATTTAATTTGGATGTAATGATATCTTGCGGAATTTCAAAATCTAGACAATAGTTATAAACTTATTGTACTAACTTAATTATATTTTTCATAATAAATTTTGTCAATATTTTACCAAATAAAAAGGATTTTAACTGCTTTTATAGAATTATATATATGTACTAAAATTTAGCTATGTTTTAGTGTCCCCTTTCTTTTGTTATTAATTATATCGTCAATAAAGAAGATTGCTTTTAGCAGTCTTTTTTATTTGTCTAACTTCAAGCATAAAAAAAGAAGCTTCATCCCCTTAAAGCTTCCCCTTTTTACTGAACTTATATGGTTGTTTGTTGATATTGTAATCTTTAGCCAATCAACTGTTGAATTTATACTCTACAACTCGAGTGTTGCAAATTAAAGTTGGATATACTTATATTGTAGCAAGTAAAAAAAGCTATCGCAACAAGACAATAGCTTTTTTCTAACTAAATCACAAAACAATTACAAAACTTTAAAAATATAAAAACATAAAAAAATACAAGATTAAAATAAAGATAATATATTCTTACTTTGTGTAATGTTATTTTTTAAAACTATCATTAGTTTTTATTATATTATACCATATTTTACCAATAAAATAAACATTATCTAGGGATTAAATATGTATCTTTATATTTGTTTTATGTTAGTTCTAAGTAATCAGTACTTACATATCCAAGTCCTTTATTACCTTTATATCCTTCAATAGATACCCAACCATTTAGGCAATAGTTAAGTTTAACGATATCTCCTTTATTAAGTTTTCCTATTACATTATATTGAGTTCCTCTATCATATCTAATATTTAATACATCAGCCATTACTTTTGCTTTTCTGCCTGCATAATCACCATTTTTTAATTCTGTTATTGATTGAACAGTAGTTTCTTTGCATTGATTAATGAACCAGTTCCAATTATAACCGAATTTATTTGCTCTTAAAAGCTGAGGGCAATCTTTACCAGACCATTTATTATGTTGTACTACTTTATCTATAGTGAAGTTATGATACTTTAATAATATTTTTACTAATTCAATAGCATTTTTATATGCTTTTAATTGTTTATTAGCATCTGTAAATTGACATATCTCTATTCCTATAGATGTATTATTCCCAGATGTAGTACCTGCATGATAACACTTAAAATTAGTGCTTTGTGTTTGATATATCTCTATATCATCTACAGTAAAGTGCCAACTGGCTTTACGTTCTCCGCTTTTATTTATATTTTTCATGTAGTTGTGATTATTTTTAGCACTAGCATTATTGTTTCCTGTATTATGTATAGTTATTGTAGTCGGTGTTATTTTAACATTTGGAATACAATGTCCTTTTGGTACTATATCTACTATTACAGTAGCATTTCCTATTTTAACTTCATCTAATCTGTTATTTTTCATAATTAAACACCCACCTTTTCTTTTATATTTCTTATATCTTCTTTTATTGCCCCTAACTCATTATTGTTATTTTCTAAAGCTATAGCAAACTTATCTAGTTTACTATCAAATTTATCTATTGTATCTCTATATAGTTCTCTATCTAGCTTATTATCTTCTCTTAAATTGTCTATGATTTTATTTATATCTTCTCTTGATGATTTATCTTTCTGTACAAAGTAATAAGCTAAGCCTACTACACAAGCTACAGGAAAGCCTAAGTTATTTATCATTTGTTCCACTTATTCCACCACCCTTTTAAAAATAAAAGACTAGAGAAAAAACTCTAGCCTTTACATTATTAATATTCTATTGGTAACTCTATATCATAAACTGGAGGATATAACATCTTGTATAGTTCATTATATTCATCTTGATTTATTCTTCCAGTTGCAAGATATTTATTCATTACATTTTCTAAATATCCTTTTTCATAAGTTTCATTGATTATATGATTTTTTAAAAAATTAAAATACGTTGCACTTCTTAACATATTACTACCCCCTAAATTTAATTTCATTGGTGCAAATTCCATTAAAGCTAATTCTATATCTAACATTCTCATATCAGTTTCTAATATCATCATGTCTTGTACTTCTTGACTAGCTTTTACATTACTTTCTAATAAGCTAACTTTCTTTTGTAATAAGCTAACTACATTAGATATATTTGAATGAACTTTAAGTGTAGTTTTAGGAACTATTGCACCACTATTTACTATGAAATTAGTTTCATTTGTATATGTTATTAAATCTATGTTAGTACATTCATACACTTTTTCTTCTGCTAGTTGATACACTAATGTCAAGTTGTTAGTTTGCAACCATTGTTTTAATTCGGTTACATCTGTAAAGTTATTATTTATTATTATATGAGTACCTATACTACCCGTACCCGATATACTTATCCCAATATGGTTATAGCTATACACATCGCCAAATATTACAGTTGGTAACAAATCTGATATTATATTAGGTAATGTTTTCGTATCAAATGAAGCACTAGGTATATCAATAGCGTTAAATTGGATAGATTGTCTATATGTCGCTGGTGATATCGTTGATGAATTTTTATCATTATTCCAATTCTCACTACCATTTAGCACAACTTCTGCACTACGTTGGTGATAGTAATACTTACCGTCTGCGTGTTTCTCTATACTATCCCCTTCTCTTAATACAGGTTTTTCCCACTCTTGAGTTTCTTCGTTGTAGTATAAAAGACGTTTTTTATCTCTATTAGGTTCAATATAATTTATTTGAATATCTGATTTACTTATCATTATTTTAGGCGTAGGAAAAACTCCATTATTTATAGTATATACAAATAAGTATTTTGCTGTATTGTCAGTTGTAAATAATGTGCTTACAATTTTGTCTGTATCATCACTACTACCAAATACTGTTCCTTTTGTTACAGAGAACTCCTCTCCTCCAAATTTAATTATATTACTACAACAAACACCAAACCTATTTCCACTTCTATCACTCTCTATAAAATACGTTGTGTTTGGTTTACATTTAATCCAATACGACCTATAATTGCTACTTGAAAGCATATTTCCATTTGACCATCCGTAAGGGATATGTTGATTAACATCAAATAAATTCTCATTAATACTTGAAACTACTATTTCATCTGCTCCATCCTCTGAAGCCGACTGACCTGCAGATTTAAGCCCTTCAAAGTAACTTGGTGGGTTTTGAGTGTGGTCGCCTTCTAGTAGCATAACATCTTTTATCTCATAAGACTGACCTTGATTTAGAGATGATGTCCAAAAGTAAACACAGTACACATCTTTACCTACTCTAGGCTTTATTTTATATATAAATGTACCATTTTCAAATGGAGCATATATATAACCGTTATTTGCTTTATCTGTAACTTCAACCGAGAATACACCAGTATAATCACCTTTTACAACATTGGTAAGAGTGTAAATCAATGTATATTCTTTGTTTTCATCTATATTATTAAGTTTGAAAGAATTGATATAATAATTCGACTTTGTACCACTTTCAGCACATAAATTAACTAACGTCCTACCTTCTAACTTCACATCCTCAAAATACCCATTACTCGTTGCTTCAACAGTAGTAAAATCACTTCCTGTTTCAACAGTAGATACTGTACTTTCTTCTAACTTCTTAATTTTATCTAACTCTTTATTAGCTTTTTCTATATCTCTATCAAGTCTAGCTTTAAGTGAAGTTTCTCCATCCCTTGCATCTACAACCTCTGCATCTTGTTGTTGTTTAGAAGTTAAAGCATTAAATCTATTTTCTACTTCATCTATCTTGTTTGTTACAGTATTAGTCATATCAGACTTAGCAACTTCTATTTCAGATATTTTATTATCGACCTTAGTATTTATACTAGATACAAAGTTATCTTTAGTAGTATTTAATTCAACTATCTTTTCATCAAACTCATCTACTTTATTTTCAAATACATCTTGCCTAGAAGCTTCATTTTTTTCTCTAACTACTTCATTAGCTTTTCTAGTATTTTCGTTAGATATTCTTTCAACTTCATTAGATACTCTTCTATTTTCTTGCGATTTTCTATCTAATTCATTAGCTTTTCTTTCTTCTTCTTTAGCTTTTGCAGTATTAGTATAATTTTCAAAATTATTAGCATTAGCTTCTGCATCTGATATAAAAGAATTATATCTATTTTTTCTTTGAGTTTCCGCTTCTATCCTTTGATTTTCATTATTTTGCCTAGCTACTTCATTAGATTCTCTAGTATTTTCATTGTTAACTCTAGTATTTTCTGCTGATACTCTAGCTTGTTCTGTAGTTCTTCTTTTTGCTTCTTCATTAACTCTAGTAATTTCAGCTTGAGCTCTTAATTTTTCTGCTTCTTTATGTGCATTAGCTTCGGACCTTCTTCTATCTTCATCCTCTGTCATAAAGTTATAATTAGCATTTCTTTCTTCTTCTGCTAATTTTCTTTTATTCTCTTCTTCAACTCTCTTAGCTTCTTCATCTATTCTATTAGTTTCATTAGCTAATCTTATGCTTTCATTTTGTTTTCTTATATTCTCATTACTTTCCCTTATTGCATCGTATTTAGTTCTGTCTGCTTCCTCGTGTTGTCTAATAAGTTCAGCTTCTACTCTTTTGGCTTCTTCTATTTTTCTATTTTCTTCTGATAGTATTCTTTCAGCTTCATTTATCACTCTTTGCTCTTCTGATATTTCTATAGTAGATAATCTTGATAAAGCATCTGTAAAAAGAGGAAATCTTTCATCACTTACAACATCATCATTAAGCCTAGATATTATTTTATCTTCATTTACTGAATAATTTATAGTGTCTGTAGTTACTATTTCCCCTTCTAAAACTATCATAGCTTTAGCTTGATAATTTCCTACTAAATCACACATAGAAGGCTTTAAATCGGCATATATTTGCCCTTCTTTAACTTCTATGAATTGAGCATCAACTGCATTATTAGGTTTAATTGCAACTAAAGTAATTATTGATTTATCTAAATCTTTTACTACTTCGTTATTTTTAGTTACTTCAATATAAAAATCATTAACATTTTCATCAAACTGATTAAATGCCATTTTTTTATTATAAAGTTTTTTATTTAAGTCTAGCTTTATTTTATACTCTTTATTCATAAAGTCACCACCTTTTGGAAAATAAAAAGGCTAGAAATTAATCTAGCCATAAAAAGAACTTATTTTATTAAGTCCTCTCTTCCTTCTGTTATTAATATTAAGTCTATATCTTCTTTGTATTGTGGGAATTTCTCTATCGTTTGAGTATAAGATATTTTCCCCTTTAATATTTGCATAGCTAAATAAGCTACCATTAAAAACACCACCTTTACATATTTTTACATATTTAAAGAATTAAAAATTAATTCATTTACTGCATCTTGTGTTATTGATAATTCTTGTTTTAAAGTTTCATTTTCAGCTTCTAAAATGGATATTTTATTCTCCATTTTTTCTTCCCAAGTAGGCTCTATAGGTTCTACAGGTAATTCTTCATAACTAAATATTAATTCTTTAGTTTCAAGATTAACCATAACTCCCGTACTATCCTTTGACAATTTAGGATATTCACCATGTTCAAATTGTAATAATCCTATGCTAGATTTTTCTCTTTCTTTTAATTCTGAATATATTTCATAATCTTCATCAAAAGTTGTTTCCTTAACATAACCTTGTATATCACCTATTATCTTTATTACATTTCCACTTAACAAGCAATAATATATTTTAGTCCCTAGTTGTTTTATCATTTTACCCCTCCTATTTTAAAGTCCAACGGCTAACCATGTACAGTCCTTTGCAGCACCCATACCAGTGTGATAAGGCAAATTAAAACTCCCATCTCTCATATAGTACATAGTTCCATCTATAGTATTTGATGCTAAAGCATAGTGATTTGAAAACATATGATTTTTAGGGAAATGAGGAACGGCTATATCTCCAAAATAAAAACTTGTATTCTGTATAAAATAAGTCTGATCTTCAAAAGTCCCTCTTGTTATTATAATAAGGTGTGGTTTGAAATCTAAGTTATTAACAGTAACTACTACAGCATTACCTTGTCCAAAAGTTTCTGAACCTATCGCATATTTTAATTCACCTTTAATGTCAGGTATTTTATTAATCAAGTCTAGTATTTTATCGTTATTATTAACTTGAATTTTTTTATTAACTAAATTATTTTTTAAATTAGCATAACAAGTTTTTAATTCATTTTTTATATTAGTAGTTTCATCAACTAATTGTTTAAGAGTAGACATTATAACACCTCTCTTATTGCATTTATATTATTTTGAAGCGTAGCTTTATTTGTTCCTAGTTCTGATTGTAAATTTAAAATAATTGTTTTATTCTCTAAAAGAGCATCTTCTACATTAGTAGCTACGAACTTATTAGTAGAATCTGCAATGCTTACTCTTTCAGCAGTTAATTCTAATCCATCTACTTTACCTTTTACTTCTTGTATAGCAGTGTCTATTTTATCCATGTTTCTGTTATAAACTTCTATATCATAATTTTCATTTAGTAAAGGTTTTTCAAGTTGTAAATTATTTGTATAGTTAGGCATTATTCAACCACCTCTCTAATTTCTTGATGTGTAAATTGGCTTAATTCTTGATGCGTTTTAGGTTTAAGTTGTTGATGAGTATTAAATATAAATTCTAGAATATAAGCTAAGTGCGCTGGTTTAATTTCATCTATAGCATTTTTAAAATCATCTAAATTCTTAGGTCTACCTTTTTCACTTACAAACTTAAGTTTAAAAGCATAATCATTATACATTTCAGTTATTTCAACTTCTCCACAGTCAAAAGCTAAAGCAGTATCTTTTATCATTTTTATAGTAGTTGTTCCATTACCTATTTTTTTAGCTTTTATACGTTCTCTTCTTTCTTCATAAGTCTTAGATTTATCAGTTTTAAGCCCTAACTCTTCTTCAAAATAATCAAGTCCCCAAGTCGCAGTGTCAACGTATAAATTATTAACTAAATCATCTATACTTTCTTTTATAAAATTATATTCTACACTTTGACTAGACATATATGATTTTACAAAATCGCTATTATGATAAAAAGATGGCAACATATCTATTAAATTCATATTATACCACCTCTTCATAAGAAAAAGATATTGTACCAACTTTAGGAATGTCTGTATCTAGCAGATTAACATTATTCATAGCACCATTAACTTTAAAATCTGAATAATCAAACACCCCAGCAGTATCAAGAAGTAAATTCCCTAGTCTAGCAGTAGATACATAAGTATCTTTAAAAGCTATTTCTTTTAGATATTGAATTAATTTATTTTTAAATAATGTTTCAACTTCGTCTTGAGAATATCCCCCTAAAAGTCTTACAGTAGCACTTACATTTATAGTTTTTTCAGTAGCACTTACAACAGTTACATTAGCACCTATTGGTCTTTTTTCTTCAATATTAGCTTTTACTTTTTCTATTAGTTCACTAGATGCTCCTAGCATATCAGCATTAGTTATCACAACTTCAACTGTGCCATTTCCATTTTTTAAAGGATATACTTTACAAGCACCTACTCCATCAACTTCTAAAGTCCATAATTCATAGTGTGCAACATTTCCACTTGTATAAGATTTCTTTATAGTTGTAAAAAATCTCTCTCTTAAATCTTCATCACTTTCTACATCTGTTCCATTTTCAAAATTAGATTTAACATATATGTCATTTACGCCATTTATAGGCTCTGTAGCAATTAATCTTGTATTAGCTGATAAATTATATTGCTTTCCTACTTCTAAAGCTTCTACAACTAATTCTGCTTGATTTTCAGCTATAGTAGCATCATTTAAAACAACAAAATATAAATCATCAGCAACTAATATAGTGCCATTAGATATTAAAGTTCCATTTTCACCAGTAAATATAACTTCCCCTACTGATTTAGTTCCTTGTTTCCTAGATATTCCATACTCTTCGCACTTAATGTCTAAGTAATTAAAATATCCATTTTTTACAAAAGCCATGTTTACTAAATCTTGTTGTTCTATGTAGAATTTAGCTAGTTCATAAGATAAAGGAGAAGCCATATTATTTAAAAATGATCCTTCCCTCTTATCTACATTTATATCAGTATTATTTAATACTCTTTGTTTTATTTCTTCATATGTTTTAGACATTTACTATCACCTCACCATCGTAAATTGTCTTTACTCTTACATTAGCACTTAAAACATCACCGTCAAAGCTTGTAGATATTACATTTACATCAAGTATATAAGGATTAATAAGAAGTGCTTCTTTTATATATCTAGAAGCTTCTGATTGTGTTAATCCTTTTGTATATGCTTTACCTATAAGACTTAACAATTCGCTTCCATAGTCCCAAGTGTATATCTCATACTGGTATCTAGGCGTTTGAAGTGCTTTATATATCCATATTTTTATAGCTTCATTTCCTTCAACTATTTTAAGTCCTTTTCCGACTTCCCTATAAAGTGGCAAAGCTTCGTCTTTTACTATATCCTCTTTATAACTTACAAAAGGGAATAAACTCATATACTCACCACCTTACTTATGATTATAAATTTATCATTTATTTTCAATAAAATAACTTTATCATTTACTTCTAATTTATCTTGAACATTATATTTTATTTGGTGTCTGTGGTTACCGTCCCCAGTAGTATCTCCACCATGTGTATGCCCTTGATATTCAGTAAATAAATCTTCATTTCTATCTTTTAGCCATTTATCAATAAGTAAACTATCTTTATCAAGTACAATGTCATTTAATTGGACCTCTAAATTAGGCAAAGGAGTTTTAATTTTTGCAATAAAAAAAGAAGGCTCGACCTTCGTTGCTTCTCCCATTACTTCATATAAACCTAAAAAAGGATTATTCATTATATAACCCTCCTTGCACAAGTATAATCTTTTCTACCACTCAAACTACTTATTTTAACTACATCACTAGTTTTAGGTGCGTGTATATATTGATTATTTCCACAATACATACCAACGTGATGGACTGGACTTCCAAAGAATACTAAATCACCTATTTGTAAATTACTTTTACTTACTGATTTTCCAAAAGTAGATTGTTGTTTACTTGTTCTAGGTATAGATATACCAACAGAAGCATAAGCTTTCATCATTAAACCACTACAGTCATATCTTGGTCCAGTTCCTCCCCATAGATAAGGAGTACCAAGTTTACTTTTGCAAAATTCAAAGGCTTTACTAGCTTTGCTATTTACACCATTGCTAGTGTTAGGAGTTTCTGAAACTTCAATACCTATTAAAGCTTTTCCTTTTCTTCTTCCAAAAGCTAAAGCACTTTTCTTATCTTTCATAAGTAAATCTATATGATAAACACCGTTAGAGTCTATTACAATTGCCCCACCTCTGTCGGTACAAGTATAAACTAAATTATCTCTATCAGTTCCAGTTCCTTTAACTTGAATTTTAGTTTTAAATTGTACAGATTTAGGCGCTGCACAAGTTAATTTATTTGGATCTAGTTTATTACCCATAGCATCAAGAAAACCACCTTGCATAGAATTGTTAGCTGGATAATAAGCAGTAAATTCAGCATTAACTTCTTTTCCACCAGTTACAGTTGCACTACCATCTAAATTAACATTTGTTTCAGTTTTTTCATCTTCCCCTACAGATACTTCATTCATTATGTTTTTAAAGTTCAACTCTAAGTCTATAGTATAATTTCCACCTTCCCAAGTATGTATATCACTATCTATATAAAATAAACCTACCAGACCAGTATGAGTATCTTTAACTTGAACTCCATAGCCAGTTATACAAGTTGTATCACCAAAACCAGTTAAGCTACAAGTTTGTTCAATATCTTTTAGCATTGCTTTAGCTTCTGCATTACTGTCTTTACCTTCTTGTTGTTTATAAACATCTTGAAATAATCCATAAGCTTTGTGCCATTCTTCATTTTTTACTTCTGATACTTTATTTCCGTTTTCATCTACGATTAATACTTTATTAACCATATTTGACACAGATTCTTTAAAGCTACTTGATAATATATTCTTACCTTCTTCAAAAGATAATTTAAGTTTTACAATACCTTTTTCACTAGCATAAAATTTATTACCTCTACTGTATAACATATATTTTTTGCCAGTATTTTTAGCTTCTTCTGTATATGCAGTCATTATCATATCATAAGCAGTAACACCTAAAAAAACTTTAGTTACACCAGTATTGGCTTGAATTATATCACCTTTATTAAGTCCATATTCAGTAAGAAAATTATTATAGATAGTAGATGCAGTTTGATTTTTTATATTCTTAGATACTTTTATATCATTAAGCTTTGCACAATAGTCGTAACATAGAAAGCTCATAGCATTATCACTAGATTTTTCTCTTTCATATACAAAGCCCCTAAATAATTCATTATCATCTTCATAAAAAGATATTATGCTCATAATAGGTATATCAACTTTAGGAATATTTTTATCCATAGGGCTACTGATTAATGAAAACTCGAGCTTTCTAGCACAACTTTTATAATCTCCACTCCAAGTAATATTAATCAATAAATTAGTTATATCTATTTTTTCTCCATCAACCTTTTGGCATATCAACTTAATAGCCATTACTTCACCTCCTTAATAAAAAAAGACCATTATAGGTCTCTTTTATGTTTCCAAATAAATCCTCCGGAGGTCTTTAATTTCCCATTGCAACAAAGAGAAATACCTTGAGAATTTACACCAGTAGCAATAGAAGCATTTTTTATGCTAGGATATTCATTTAAAATTTTAAAATTTTTATCCATTTGGATTACTGGGCTTCTTGATACAGAAGTCGTGGATTTATTTCTATCAATAGCCTCTGATATGTTTTCATATTTTGAAACTATCTTACATTTATCAGGGCAATAACATTTATTACCTTTTTCAACAATATCTTTATCTATATTCCATAGGTTTGGATTTTTAACCATCTCTTTATAATTATCCATAGACGAAACATCTTTTTCATAGTTTTTGTAATGCAACCATCTTTCGCAAACATAAACTCCATTTGCTCCATACCATTTATAATTATGAGAATTTACATCATAGCATCTCGAAAGCATTTTGTACCATCTAGAATACAGAAGTTTATTATCAATATGCTTTTCGCCATATCCAATATTTAATACTGTAGGATTACCATAATCGATTATAGTTCCGTGCTTTATATTAGGAGTACTTATAACACATTCATATCCAGAATCAAATCGTATTCTTCTTTTTTTATGAGAATTCTTCAAATCAAAGCAATATCCTATTATTTCATATTCAAAACCTTTATTATTTTTAAATCTTTCCCCTATAAGATATTTAGTATATGTCATATAAACCTCCTTTTAAAAAAATATATATATTAATTATATATCTTCTTTAAGGAATAATCAACTCCATACCTACATAAATTATATCGTTTTTAGCAAGTGATGGATATTTAGTTTTATTAGCTTCTTTGATTTTAGGATATAAACTGCCTTTACCATAATATTTTTTAGCTATATCGTAAAGAGTATCACCTCTTACAACTTTATGAGTTTTCTGTTGATTATTTGAATTAGTATTAGTTTCACTTGGTCTACTTGTATTTTGAGTATTATTTGAATTATTACTTGTATTGCTACCACTTAAATTAGGCACCTCAATAGGTCTATATTCTAATAAATTCAAAGTAAAATACAAATCTCTTGTACCATCTTGTTCTACCGTATCAAATTGTTGAATCAAACATTGCATATTTGTCGGACTGTCAGTAACTATAACTCTTAAAGGCTTACCCTCATACATCCACTTTTGTATTTTTTCACTAAATTCATAAGGTTTCATAAATCCAGTATAATCACAAAAGCTATATTCTTGATTAGGGAAAAAGCTAGTAAATTCAATAGTTTTAAGTGATGTGCCATTAAATATAGGCACTTCTCCAAGTTTTATAACTGCTTGAGTATCTATATTATTACTTCTATTTACTCCAATAGATGAAGGCACTACTGGAAATCTTATTTTATCATTATCTGTTCCTAGATATATTTCCATTAATAAGCACCTCCATAAACTATTTTACTTTCGTTTATTTTCTTAAGTAATTGAGAAGCTATTTTATTAATGTCGCTTTCTTCTCTTACTGTTAAACCATTTACAACTACATTTATGCTGTTAGTATTTTGACCTTTGTCGTATCTGTTTACTTCTTGTTTTGTAAGAATTTTTTCTCCTTCGTGAAGCGTTCTAACAGTTCCATCCCTTGCAATTCTACCACTACCAAAAGCATTTCTTCCTTCTGATAATCCTAATTTATCTCCTACCCAACTAGCACCTTTTTTAGCCACATTCACAACCGCATTTATAGGAGTTTTAAGAAGTTCAACCATTTTATTCCACCAACTACATATTTGCTCTACTGCACCACTTACCTTAGCTAAAGCTTTTACTAATGTGCTTAGTATAGGCTCACATATACTCCAAGCACCTTGTAAAAGTACACCGACTGTTTTCCATACTGACTGCCACACTGTACCAAATGTCTTAACTATAGTTGATATTTCAGTAGAATGTTGTGCTATAAAGTTAAATATAGCTTCTATAACTGGTCTTACTGCTTCTATAGTAGCTTTTACTAAATTCCAAGCAACTTCAAATACAGTTTTAAATATTTGCATATATTGACTAGCTTGTTCGGACTTAGAGAAAGCTTCAAAACCTGCTTTTACACTTTCAGCCATAGCAACCATTTTAGGTGAAATACTATCTATAAAACCTATAATGCCACTCATACTACCACTTAACATATCAGTAAATACTTTAGTAACACCTTTTAAACTATTCTTCATCTTCCCACTTATAGTAGATAATAAACCACCAAGAGTAGTAGACATTTCTTCAACTAAGCCACCTTGATTTTTAGCAATACCTTTTTTAGCTTCTTCAAATGTTTTATATTGAGTACCTAACATATTATTAAGCATTTCCATATTGCCATTATTAGCACTAAAGAAAGCTTCTGCAACCTCTGTTTCAGTTCTAAGATTTCCAACAAAGGCTTTTACATTTCCCATCATATCTGTAAGTTGTTTAGCATTATCAACATTACCTTTTGACATCATCATAGCCTTAGTACCAAATTGAGTTACTGCACTTGTTTCAAAAGGAGTTTTATTTGCATATTCTTCTAGATATTTATAGAATTCATCAGTTGACTTTTTAGCTTCTTCTTTAGACTTTCCACTATTTTTAATTACTCTATTTATAGTTAATTTTTCAGTTTGTTCGTTTGCTAGTTCATTAAACCCAGTTTTAGCACCTACCATAACAGTAGCACCTAAAGCTAATGCACTAAGTTTAGCTTGAATACTTGACAATACACTAGAAGCTTTATCTTTTACTGATACAGTAGCACTCCAAGCCTTACTTGCAAATGACCGTAACATACCATTTACTTTAGTCAATACTTTAGAAGCCATATCTTTAGCTTTAAGCACAAACTGACCAAATTTAGTAACCTTAAATTTATCTACTTGTGCTTTTACCTTAGATATAACTTTACTAGCCATATCTTTAGCTTTCAATACTAAAGGTTTTACTGCTTTTGCAGTAGTTTGAAATGTTTTAGTTTGAGATATAACTTTTTGCATAGGCTTAGTAAAATTATCGACTGCTTGAATTTTGGCTTTTAATACTTTTTCTGTACTACTCATTTGTTACACCTCCTCTAAGGAGTTTTTCTTCTGCTCTATTTCCATTTCTTGCTTTATAAAAGCTAAAAGTATTTCTTTTTCGCCTTTATCCATAGAATTTAATAGATTATAGCTTTCTTTTGGACTAATGATATTTTTCTTATGAAATAAATAAAACATTAAGAAAGTATTATCATCAGTCTTTATTAGTTTTTTACTTCTTCTATTAAATCACCTTTATATCCAGTTAGTTCAGTTATAGTGTCAGCTAATGCAGATATTTCTCCACTTAATAAAAGCTTTTTAATTAACTCTTTTCCATGCGGAACTTTGAATTTTTTATGTAGTTCTTTGTTAGAGAAAAATCTAGTTCCATCTTGTGCATTAAATACACCGTTGAAAACTAACTCTATTTGAAGTTTTTGTAAATCAAAAGTAGGCTCTTTAGTAGTTATATCAATACAATTTTCTTGTATCTCGCTATACTTGTCATAAGTTAAAGCCTTACATAAAACTGTAAATTTTTCTCCAAATACATTGGATAATCTTTTTATTTCAACCTCTTTTGAAGGTCTTTGTATTTGTTCTAAATCTGCGTTTAAAAGTAAATCTATTACATTACTCATAGTCTAAATTCCTCCTTATATATAAAAATAAAGACTAGGAGTAATGTCCTAGCCTTGTTAAGTTTTTATTTAATTATGTCAATTATATAGAGTCGAGAACATTCCATTCATCAAATGTAAAAGGACATTCAGTTTGACCTAAAGCTCCAACTTCAAAATCAAATAAAGTTAAGTCGTCAAATGATACGTTATTTATAGCTATTCTTTCAACTCCGTCAGAGTCAGGGTCTGCTAATTTACCTATAAGAGTAAAACGTGGCTCTTTACCTTGTTTTATTTGTTCACCTATAGCTTTTATCATTCTTGAATTTACTTTATGTAGAGTTAGTGAGCCTTTGCCACTATAACCCATATACTTAGTTCCTGTTGCCATTTTGCCAGCAATTTTTACTTCTTCTTTTTGGAATTCAAGCTTAGCTTGAAATGCTTTTATTTCTGCTATTTCTTCACCGTCAAAGAATACAGTCCCATGAGTACCGTTAATTATTTTTCTTTCATCTATAGCCATAATACACCTCCTATATTTCCACAGATACAACTATATCTTCCATTGCATCAACTACTTTTAGTGATATTGCAATAAATACGTTGCTTTGTGTATTAGCTTCTTTTATTTCTTGTTCTGACATAGTATTTACATCTAAATTAGTATTATCTTTAAGCCATTTCTTTTGTGCTGTTAAGTCTATACCAACTGTATTTACTTTTTCTATTAATTGTTCACTAGATAATTCATCTAAATAGTTCTTTATTTCAGTTATTAAGATGCACTTGTTATCATAGTTGTTAGGAACTTTCCCTATATACTTTTCAACTATAACTCTTCTTAAATCATTATGTATTAGGTTTAAAGTTTTTCTTAACTTTATCTTTTGGAAAGCCTTGCCTTTTATATCAGTTAAAGTTGTAAGTGAATTTACACCTCTTGCAACTCTTACTTTTCCCATTTCTCTCACTAGGATTAACTCACCATTATCTATACGAGTATCAGCTTGTTCTTTAGTAAGATTTTCTATAGCATCAACATCTGATAAAGTTGCAAAAGTAATAGATTGATTTAAAGGAGTTCCTTCTATAAGTCCTGCTATTCTTGCAGTATGATTAGCAGTAGTTACACTTTCACCATTTACAACTATATTTTTAGCAGTATAGTTTATCATAGCTTCACTATCTGCTTTGTCATTTGCAATTATTGCATCACATTTATATTTAACAACATCATTCATTTTCTTTATAAATGTTTTTATAGCAGTTGCATCAGAAGTTTCAGCCGAAGGCATACACATTAAGTTAAACTCTACACCTTCAAAATAAGTTAATGCTTCTGATATTTGCCCTTCTGTACCTAATACATAAAGTTCTATTTTGTTAGGTGAACCTTTTAATACATCTTTTATTAATCCTTGATTTTCTTCTGTTAAGCTAGATGGTATATCTCCTTCATCAAATACCGTTAAAGAAGTTTTAGCAGTATCTTTTAATATTAAAGCTACTATACCTCTTTGACTTCTTATTACCGAAGTTTTCGCCAGTTGCTTAAATGATATATCAATTATTGGTAATCCCATTTAATCACCCTTTCATATTCATATTTACATATTCCATATTGTCAAATTCCTCTACAGATTGTTTAATATCATCAAAGTATTTTAGATAAACTAAAAAATCCAACATATCACCTACTTCATCTTTTAAAAAGTTAGGCTCAACATTGGATATATTTACAAATCTATCTTTAACTTTTAAATTTCTAACAAACAAACTTTCAAGAATATCTGCAATTTCATAATTTTTCAATTTATCTCCACCAAAATATTTTATAGATAACATTAAGCTTTTTTCATTAGTTAATCTTGTAGAGGCTATTGAATTTATAGGAACTACTGTTACATAAAAACATTCATTCTCAAAAGTCCCCTCGCTATCATCAACTATAACATCACACTCAAAATTATCAGATAATATTTTAGTAGTAGAAAATAAAATATCTTTGTAAGTTATCATATTAACCTACTTTCTACTTAAAAAGATTATCTATCATTATAGAAAATTCTTTATCAAGTTCTGATTCAATTTCTTTTACTGATTTTTCAAGCATATAAACTCCATCTATAAAGGATTTTCCACCTCTTGTTCTGTGGCCATAGTTTACATGGGACGCATATTTAACATTATTAAATACTAACCTTTCAAGATTATTAATCTTTTTAGGTTGCCAACTTCTCCTAAGTAATCCACTATCGACTGGAGTTTTTAGTTTAACTTTAGCTATTAATTTATTAGTAATAACATCTAGCTTCTTACTAGCTTCTTTTTCAAAATTATTACTAGCATTATTTAGAGTTTTAGTAAATTCATTTAATCCTTGAACTTCCATTTTAAACCCTCTCTTTATAGCTTAATAAAGTTTCACTATGAGAAGAATAATAAAAAGGCTTAGAAGCTAAATAAATAGATATTTTACCCATACTAGATACTTCTACTGTATCACCTTCTTGCAAATCAATATTAGGATTTAAAAATAACAAGTGTGAAAAAGCTAATTTACCTACACCATCACTAGACATAGTTTGAACATCTTTTTTAGACAAAGCACATTTAACATTTTCAGCTATTATTTTTTCTACAGTTTCAGTTACACCAGTATTAGGGTTTTTAGTTTTAACCTTTCTCTTGATAGTACATCTATCAAAGTAAGTGCTTTCTAATATTTCAATATCAGTCATTAATAGCACCTAGCCCTTCTATACTGCTTTAAGAATTCTTTATCAGATGAAGTTAATGTTGCACCATTTGAAGTAGATACAACTGCTTCACCAACGTTATATTCTATTTTAGTGTCCCCTCTACTTATAGACTTAATTTCACCAGTATTTTGAGCTCCACCAGTTACTAAAGGTTTCATAATAGACACAACTTTATCTTCTATGAAACTTTCTAGCCCTTCTGTAAGTTCATTTACATTGCAATAGTCTACAACCATAGTTTCTACTTTAGCCAAATACAATAATATTAAGTTGTCATGCTCATAATCAGTAAGATTTAATATTAATTTTATGTTTTCTAACATAATTATCACCTATATGAAAAAGATAGAGGATTATTCCCCTATCTTCTTAGTAGTTCTTTTCTTTCTAGTTTTCTTTTGTGGGACTTCCACTTCTTCGACAACTGAAGCACTTCGCAGTTACTCTTGAACGTATTTTACTATAGCTTCTTCTCTTAAAGTTTTAACACCATCAACTTGTAGTCCTCTTATACCATCAGCAAAAGAGTTTTGTAATCTCATAGCTTCAGTTTCTTCTAATTGCTTAGCATATCCTATAGCTGATTTATGTAATACTACTATAGCAAATTTTCCACCATTTAATTCTTCAGAGAATACTAATTGAGTACCGTTTATGTTAGCACCTTCTATTATTCCGTTTTCTAATATTGTATATTGTAATGTAAATCTTGAATCTAGTTGTAAATCTTGTAAAACTTCTGCATTTATAACTGCATATCTTTGAGCCTTAGGCACTTTATTTTTATTTAAAGCAGTATTAGCTTTTACTATTAAATCATATGCTTTGTCAGAATCTTCTTTAGTTACTTCATTAGTAGTTCTTAAAGCTTCTGTTAATACAAACTTATCAGTAGCTTCTTGTAATCCATATCCTGCTTCTTCAACGTGTGGGTCTATTAATTCTCCTGCTGATTGAACTGCATCTACATCATCAACTTTAAATGCCCAATAATTTTTATTATCTAAAGCTAATTCAACTTTTGAAGTTGTTAAATCTTCAAAATCTACAGTTCCAGTGTATTTGTTTATAGCTACATCTGATACCTTATTGAATATTACTTTGTTTCCTTCTACTTTTGTAGGTGCTGTAGTTATTAAGTCTGTTATACTTCTTTCATGGAATTTTGCTAATAATCTTGCTTCCCAAATTGAGGGTATAAAGTTAGTTACTGCCATATTAATTCACCATAATAGCTTTTATAAGCTATCCTTTCTTATCTAAAATTATTTTTTATCTTATCCCAGTTTTTGTTTATTTCTTCTGCTGACATATTTCTTAATTGGTCTACTGTGTAAGTAGCTTTAGTAGTAGTTGAAGTTTTTAATTCACCACTTGTTCTTAATCTAGCGTTTACTGATTTTTCTATAGCTTCTGACCAACATTTTTCAAACACTTCTACATTTCCCATTATTTCATCAGCAGTATCTGATTTTATGAATTGACATAATTCAATTGGTAGTCCTTTTTCACTTAAAAGTTTCATAGTTTCATTTTTAATTTTCTCTTGCTCGAAAGCTTTCTTTTCTGTTTCATATCTAGCAACTTTTTCTTCAAACTTTTTACGTTCTCTTTCGGCTTTTGCCTTTATCTTTTCAGCTTCTGTCATTTTAGCAAGTTTTTCAGATTCTTCTTCTATAAGCTTTTCTTGCATCTCTTGTTGCTTTAATCTTTCAGCTTCTAATTTCTTTTTTTCTTTAGCTATTCTTTCTGCAACTATTTTATTAAGTTCATCTTGTGTAAAAGTCTTAACACCTTTAGCTTCTACCTCTGTATTTTCTTGTACTTCATTATTAACAACGTTATTTTCTAAATTTTCCATTTTTTAATCCTCCTATTTTAAAGCTATAGTAAGCTATAATATCCGTTTTAAGTTCGTCAACTTTAAATATAATTAATAAACCTTATTTCTTTAACGTCTAATAAGTAAAAGACAATAAAAAAAGAAGCTTGATAGCTTCGTTAAGCAGTATGGTTTTAGTAGTATGGTTTTTTCATACTGGTTAAATCGTACCAGTTGGTTTTTTCACACACGGGTAGTATGGTTTTTTCATACTACACCAGTTGGGTTTTTCACACACAACAAATACTATAACAATTACTAATATAATTACTAAATATATATAGTTATTTTCTTTAGCTTTTACTCTGTATAAGCATTAATAAATTTAAGCATAAAAAAAGACTAACTATTGTTAATCTACTTTGTAAATCTTAGCCCATTCTTTGTAAGTCATATTTGAATCTATTTCCATTCTTTTACCTTTGCTATCTCTTGCAAATCTAGTTGAGTAATCCTCTTGCATATATGGTATAGTTGTCGTTCTGCAATAAGGATGTCAATGAAAAGGAGGCATATTTACACCAACTATTGCATCCTTAACATTAAACACCTCCCCATCTAACCTTTGACATATTTCACTTGTACGTTTATCTAATGTCGCAAGTATTTTATATTTAGTTACATCACATTCCTCATAAGCCTTTTGTGATGCGATTTCCATAAAATAAGCGTGTTCAGTTTGTATAAGCCTAATACAATTCTTTAAATCTGCATCTAATCTTTTAGATAATGCTTTAGAAGTTTCTTTTACACCTTTCCCTTGTATAAGCATTTGAGTAAGTTCTTCAATCATAGCATTTTTTAATTTAGTTCTGTTACTCCATAACCTTTGACTATAATGTCTGCCACTCCAGGGAAAAGCTAATATTTCTTTTATCATATCATTATCAATATATGAAAAACTCGCACCAACACCTATTGCTTTGTGCATATCATATATAGTTTGGTAATAATTATCTTTTATAGTGCTACTGTAAGCTATTTGAAGCCTTTTATTAGTGCTTTCATATACTTCATTAATGTATTTACCACACTGATAAAACATTTCCTCTAAACGGCTTATACGGCTTTTCATAGCTAAAGTATTTAATTCAAGTAAAAGTTCATCATCTGCATATTCTTCTATAAGCTTCATATAAGTTTTTAAATCATGCTTAAATTCTCTAAATTCGCTACTGTTTAAATATTTTTTTGCATCAGAATAGGATAGGTTATTATCTTTAGCATATTTATAAAATAAATTACTAATTTCTTTGCCTATCTCATTCATAGCTTTTTTATATTCATCAACTAATTTTTTTTCTATTTTCTTTAAATCTTTTAAGCCTTTTTTGAGTTTATAGGCTTCCCTTTTTTGCCAATACTCTTCACTAGATAAATTATTCTTCATCTGCAACACCTAATTCAGAATAATTATCCTCATAAAGCTTATTAGCTTCTTTTTCTTTTTTCTCTATTTCTGCTTGAATATCACTAACTCTAGGCGACATCCCAATTATAGTTTCTTCACTTAAAATTCCATCTAAGTTTTGCATTATTTGAGATAACTCTAATTCATTGTTAGGAGTATTTCTAGTAAAGACTGGCTCAATAGCTAAATAAGAATAATCACTATTATTTTTCATCTTAGCATAAGCACATAATAATTCTATTCTTCTCATTAAACCTTTTCTAAATTTGCTTTCCTTAACTCCTATTAAATTTTCAAGCCCCATAAGCTTAAATTTCATCGCGATACCTGAAGCGTTATTGCTGAAATTTTCATCAGTCATATTAGGAACGAAGCTAAAACGGTGTATATCTTCATTTAACCTATTTTTATAATTCTCTAAAGCAGTATCTTGTATATCTTTTATAAGGTATTTAGCATCACTATCTGAATTTAAAAATTGTATTAAATTTATGTCATTTAAATCTTTAGCTTGTTCGTCGTCTATTAACTCCCCATTAACTACTAACATGCAATTAGTAAACAGTTCAAAATCATTAGCAGTATCAGATTGGCTTTGGTCATAAGCGTCTATCAAACTAATTACTTTTTCAAAGTCCCCATACAACTCGTCATTATTGATATATACATTTACTGGTATATCATCAAAATAACAATCTTCTTCATCTGATAAAGTTATATAGTTATTTTCTATAGTTCCTCTTATAATTTTACCATTGCTAACTATTTGCCCTTTGTCATTTTGAGTAGGTTTAGTGTATATTTCTAACCTAGTTACAGTTTCATCTCTATCATTAACTCTAACTATTTCATCATAATATCTAATAGCTAATATTATATTTTCTTCTAAAGTGTTATCATAACAAACTATTAACTGTGAAGGGTCTATCGCTTTAAACCTAGGCTTAGCAAATTTATCTATGTACATTATTTCATAAGCATAACCATATATAGAAGCCATCTTTGCTAAAGTTGTATTGTTGTCAGCTTCATCATTATACTTAAATATATCAGTTATTTCTTCTAAAAGCTTTTTGTCTTCTGTAGTATAAGCTATAGGTTTACCTAATAAATAGCCAACCGCAGTATCTGTTATATATTGTGCGTAAGGGTGCGATAATCTATTTTTAGGCTTATTTTTATTTTTATATACTCTATTGCTTATCTTGTCATTTTTATTATTGTAATATTTTAGAAGCTTTTCTAATCTTGATTTTTCTTCTGAATGTTTATCTATTAAATCAAGTATTAAATCGTTAGTTAAAGTATAATCTTTATCTATTTTTATTTTCCTCATAATACACCTCCTATACGTTATATTTGTTTCTATCAAACATTTTTCCAGTTCTCTTTGATTCTGAATAAATAGCATATCTTAAACTATCTAAAACATCATCAAATTGTTTAACTGGGTCATCTTTACCTTTTTGCCAAACATAGTTATATATTTCATCTTTAAATCTAGTTACATTATCTTCAAGTATAAAAAGCTTATCTGTTTTAAATAACTTAGCTATCATTGAAATACCTTCTAATACTTCTTTATTAGCATTTATTGCTCTTATACCGCTTCTTTTAAGCTTATCTATATAATCAGGTCTAGCATGGTCGCAATAGAAATTAATGTTCCCGTATTTAGATTTAATTTCTTTTGCAATATTAATCCAATCTTCTATATCTTTGTGTTGAAAAGCATACTCTTTTATTAAATAATAATTATCTTCTAAATCTTTTCCAATTACTACTATTGAACCATAATGTTCCCAACCAAAGTCAACGCCACAAAAGTATTTTTTAAACTGAATATCTTTTATATCAACTTCTTTTATGTAATGTTTATCTTTATCAAAGTCTTGATACACAACACCTTCTGAGGCTACCCATGTCCCCATCACATCTCGTTGAAAAAACATTCCACTTGGAGTAGAAGCTTCAATACTTTCTATATACTCTTTATTTAAAAATGTATTATCGTATAAAGTGAAATTAAAAGCTTTTATGTTTAATTGTCCATTGCTAAGTAATTGACCGTCTTTGTCTATGTAATCAACTTTTACTGTATGGGTAGGATTCTCTGGATTCGTGTCCATAAATATCCTAGCACCTTCGTAAGAACATCTTGAAATAGCTTCTTTTACAAAAGTATCATGTAAAGTAGTAGCTTCATTAAGTAAAGCCCCTGCACTTGTAAACCCTCTCATAGCTTTGTAACTATCTGCATTAGCCCCATGAAAGCAATAGATTTTATTCCCATACAATTTAAAAGAACTATCCTTACCTAAAGTTATTTCCCTACCTAAAATCAATTCCATGTCATTTAATATATTCCTTCTAATAGACGATTGAGTAGTCCCACCAATTATAAAGCTAACTCCTTTGTTTCTAAATAAAGATACATGGGCTAAGAATATTTTTATAAGTATAAATGTTTTTCCTGCTCTTTTTGCCCCACTACAAATAAGAATTTTAGGATTATCTATTGCAAAACTTTCTAATACTTCAATTTGTTTAGGTGTATAATTATCTAATTCCATTTCTTTTCCTCAATTCAAGTATTGCATTAGCTATCTTTTCAGCTTCTCTATCTTCTAAATTAATATCTTCTTCTTTATTTTTCTTAGGGTATAAATCAGTGAGAGTATTTAGTTCTTTTATTGTATTTAGCATTGAATTCGAGTTAGCTTGTTTCAACCCCCTATATTCTATATCTTCTTGTGATTTATCTAATAACCACATAAGCTTTTCTTCTGCTTTACTTCTGTTCCATTTAGCTTTTTCCTTATATTCATCTAATAACTCTTGATACCTTAGGGAAATCTTAGGGTTATTAAATAATTTAGAAGCTTCTATATCTATGCTTTCATCTTTCATTTTCTCGCAATTATATGCGAATTTATAGGCTTCTCTTTGAGAATAGCCTTCAATCAATCTCTGCACGAATATTTCTTGTTTTATGGTTAAACTCAAAGTTTCACCTCCTTAAATAAAATAAAAAAGAAGCTACTTACAAGCTTCCTCAATTCTTTGTTTTGCTATATTAAAATAATTTTCATCCAATTCGATACCTATGAATTTTCTATTTGTATTCATACAAGCTACACCTGTCGAGCCACTACCCATAGTAAAATCTAACACTGTTTCGTTTTCATTTGTATATGTTTTTATTAAGTATTCTAATAATGCAACTGGTTTTTGTGTGGGATGATGTCCACTCTCTTTATCAAATTTTATTATATTAATAGGGTATCTTTCTCCATTGCTTATACTTATATGTCCTTCATTATATGTGCCATAATTACTAGAGTGTCTTCCTTGTACACATTTATAAGGTTTAAACCCTTTTCGCATTTGAGGGTTATAAGTGGGTAATTTGTCATAAAATACAAGTATATTCTCGGATGATTTTAACGGCATCTTTTTAGCATTTAAAAAACCAGTAGACTGGCTTTTCTCCCATATCCACTCATATTTTAACTTCTTTATATTGCTAAATCCTAAAGCTTTATCGAATGGAGTTTGTGCAAATAATAATACCGCAGTATTACTGTTTATTATCTTATTTATTCTTTCCCACATCTTGTCAAAAGGAATAACACTATCCCACTTATTATTAGTTGTCCCATAAGGTATATCAGTTAAAATCATATCAACTTTTACACCTTCTTCTATTAATTTATCCATTATTTCAAGACAATCCCCATTATATAACTTATACATTTTTATCTCCTTAAATAAAATAAAAAGAAGCCTAATCTCTTAGACTTCTATTCCCCTTTGGTACTTCTTCCATGACTTCAACTAGCCATTGTGCCCTCTTAGGTACTTCAATAGTAGCTTTTACAACTTCATCTACATCTTTCCATACCTTCGTTTTAACCTTAGTTTTTCTCTCCTTCAACTCTACCACCTTTGAGTTTTAATACTAGCACATCAATTTAAACTGATATGCTAGGATAAAAATTCAAAATAAAAATATTAAAAATAATATAAGTAATAAGGAGATTAAAAATAATTATGAAATTATCATAAAATATCTATGTTAATATAATACTACATATAATTTGTAAATAAAATGCAAATTTAAAGTAAGAATATAGTAATTTCAATACTTCCGAGATTTTTTGGGTAATAAAAAAGTAGGTTTTTACACCTACACTAACTCTACTAAGCTATTCATTATTCTATCTTTGTTGTTCCATATACTTTTAGTTTCGTAGTAATTTAATTTTACTGCGATTTTATTCATTCTAATATTTTCTATGTAAAAAGCTTCTATAATATATTTATCTTTATTATTCAAACTTTCTAAGAGTGCATCTGTTAGGCTTACCTCATACTTTAATTTATCTAATTCTCTTTCTCTTTTAACTATTGCATCAGATAAATCACTTTTATTAGAAGTTTGTATTTTATCTTTTGAGTAATCTATCGCAGAAAGTGTATAATCATCATCAGTAACTAGCCCCAACTCTAATATTTTAATTCTTGATTTATTTTTTTTATAATTTCTTAATAACCCTTCAATATATTTATATTTATCTTTAGTCATAATACCCCCCCTAGATATTATTGTTTTATCTATTTATATTTACATAGAAATTATCTTTTAAATATTTGCAACTGTTTAAATATTGCTCTCTTATTCTTATATCTATTCTATTATCTTCTAACATAAATATAAGAGAACCTATTATATCTTTAACTACATCTATTTCAGTAGCTTTTACTTCTACTGTTAGTACATTATTTTTATTACTCATAACTTCCTCCTATGCTCCCGACATTAATGTCGGTACCAAACCATCTTAAAGACTTTATTTTAGCAATACTTTACTTTTCAGTAATTGTAAATTTCATTTCTTCAGAATAAAACACTATATCATATTCAACATCACAATGTTTACAATAAGGAGTTGTATTCCACCCCCCTTTTTTTAATATCAATCTTTTTAAACACTTTGGACATTGTATATAATTATCAATTCTTTCTTTCATAACTTCCTTCCTTTCATAACTTCCTTCTATTTTAAATACTTGCTCAATTTACCAACGTCATGACCATTTGTACTCATTATCTTTGATGTTCCTTTTATTCCCAAATCCAATGCTCCCAATATTTCTTTTACATCTTCTAAAGAATTTATCTTATCCGTATCTATTTTAAATACCCTTTCAACATAATCTGTATCTATATCAATAGCACATGTTATCCATTTCTCGTTTAAGTTATCTTTCATGACTTCCTCCTATAAATTGATATTTTTATTTTATATATATATTTCTTCGCAACATTTCAAAGAGACAGTTACATATTCATATTTTTTACCTATGTCTATAATTCCAATAGTTGAATCAACCTTTTCTACTTCTAAACCATCACAAATATCTACCCATTTACACTTTTCTGCAAATGGATTTTCTCCATTGTGTAGCTTTCTTAGTTCACTATCCCATTTATTTTTACTGAATACATATTTAACCATAAATTGCTCCTATAACTTAAAAGAATTATTTTATAATATATCTTTAGCCTTTTCCAATAATTCTATCAATTCATCTAATTCTTCTTTAAATATATTAATATGACATCCACATCCAGTTTCCTTTATTTCTATACAATAAACATCTTCATCATAATTTTCATTTTTTGAAATTTTATATAAGTTACTTTCTATTGCTTTTATCATTTATTTCTCCTAATTTTATTTTTTAGATTCCAAACCACATATATAATCCATCTCCTGATGGGTACTTTATAGTTTTAAAATATATCTCAACTTCTTCTATTGTTAATTCTCTTGATTCTCTGCATTCTAACCATTCTTCATTATATTCAGATGACCCATTTTCACACCAAGTCATTTTCTTACCACATTTTTTACAACTAAAAGGCTCTCTTTTCATATTTATTACCTCCTTAAAATTTTTATTTTATTTAGAATATTAATGAATAAATGTACTAAAATTATCTCAAAGGACATCTATTTGGACATTATAAAACCCCTCTTTTAAACCAACAATTCTGGATTTTCGTATATATTTCCTATTACTTTACACTTATTGTATATTTTACCTACAAAATAATCTCCTGCCCTATATATCCCAAAGTGATATTCTACTTCTTCAGTTATTATTTCATCTTCAACATTTGAATAAAATTCAACTATATCGCCTTCGTATATCTCAGTTCCGTTACTATCTTTAATACCTGTGTATTGCATCAATGTATATAAATATAAAGGTCTTACATCATCTTTGGTGTTTACATAGCAATCATTCCCTAGATGCGAGTATGATACTATTAAATTATCTTGGTCATACATAATATTTTCTTCTTTATTCCATGCTCTAAATTTTATATTTCTCATAACTTCATCCTAACATCTTAAAAGTTTTATTTTATTTAGAATTAAATTCTTCTATCTCCACCAAATCATATTCTAATCCACCATACTCATTAAAGTGATTGTAAATATAATCTAACGCAAGTCTTGGATTATTGCATAAATATAAACTCTTGTATCTATTATGCATCCAAATTTTACATTTATATCTTATTGTCTTATTCTCATAGTACTTAATAATTAAATAATGTGCATCACCAAGTGAAAGCTCTTTATATACACTTCCATTCTTGTTTTTCTCCCATAACATTAATTTTTCATTTTTCATATTTTTCTCCTTAAAATTTTGATTTTATTTAGAATTTTTTATCGCTTATGAAGTTCCCATATGCCCATATTACGCTTATTACTAAAATTATTAATCCAAATATCTCCATAACTTCCTCCTAAAACTCCTCTTCTATTTTAATATCAATTCTTTTCTAGTTTTTATAAAAATAATATCTTTATCTTTTATATTATGTTTAGTTACAAAGTGATTCATTTTTGGGTAATCTAAGAAAAATCTATCAATAACAGTTTTACTGTCTAATCTAACTCTAATCCAAAATTTATGTTTCATTAAACTAAATCTCCCTTTTATTTACTTCCTTAAATTCATTACAGCCTCATATATTTCATTAAGTTGGGTATGCAATATTTTATTTTCATTCTCTAAATGCAAGACATACTCATTTTGATGTTCTACTTCTAATATAATTTTATCTATAAGGATTACTAATTCTCCCAAAGAATTAGAATGTAATTCATTAGAAATTTTACTTAGAGTATATTTAACTAATTTCAACGCATTAATTTTCCATATAGGTTTTTCCATATATCGTCCTCCTAAAACTCCTCTTTTACTCTCCTATGTAAGTTCTTAATAATTTAAAATCACTTACATATACTTTTTCTTTAAAATGTTTCGGCATATCTGTTATAAATTCATCTGACCTTAAAAAATCATCCAATTCTTCAACATCTTTAATACTTTTAATTTTTTTATTTCTAGTTATAAATGTTCTTCCATTTCCATTAGGGAATAAATATATAACCATATACTCATACTTTTTCATTTATATCGTCCTCCTAAAACTCCTCTTTTAATTTCCATCAACTACCTTCTGTATTTTCAATCCTTCTATTTCTACAGACTCTAATTCAAAATAGTTAATATAGTGTTGAATAACTTTAGCTATACTTTTCAATGAAACCTTATCACTTTTAATAATTTCGCAGCTTACACTGTCATATTCTATTGATGTTATTGATTCTGCACTTTCATCCCAGCAAACACCTAACTCAGTATTCTGTATTATTGCTGTAAGTTCCATGTTTTCACATTCTGGACACTCATAACAATCTTCACCTAAATTTAGATAGTGTCTTTTATTTAAATCTTTTTCGTCATACATTACTTCACATTCTTCACAATAAAAATTCATATCTTCCTCCAATTAAATATGTTTTACATAACAAAACATTATGTTACTATCCGTTAAATATACATTTACAGTATACTTTGTCGAAATGTAGCAATTTCAATACTTTCAGAAATCACCACTTTTTACTTGATATTTATTTAACACTAATTATTAAAATATTTGTATAAATTTTCATGTTTTAACAATTAAAAAAAAATAATATTGCATTTACCAATGATGCTATTTGCCACATAATTAATTCTGCTTTTAATATTTCTTTATCATAGCAAATATTACAATATATACTAAATAATATAAGCACAACATACAAAACCTTAAGTAAAGTAATCATATTTCCTCCATTTCTTTATTAATGATAAAATACTAAGGGACTAATTTCAAAGCCCCTTAGAATTGATTTAAATAGCTTCCACATATTACCAAATCAATGCTACTGCAACTAATAAAGTTATATACTCATGTAATGACATATTTTTTTTAGTTACAGTAAATAATAATACAAACCCTATTATATTTGAAATCATTTTTATAATTAATATCATATAAATTTATGTCCTCTATTTAACAACTTCTCATTATGTTCTTTTATATGTTCTTCTAAATTTATCCCTTTGGTAAAAGCTATACCGTAACAACATTGAATGACATCAAGTAATTCTTCTGTTAGATTTTCTTTGTCATTCATTAATATAGCACTTGCAACTTCTTTTACTTCTTCATCAAGTTTATTATACATATTGACTGCACTAAGTTTTTTATATATCTCTAAATTATGTATTCTATTCATTTAATCAACCTTCTTTAAATCATTTATTTTCAATGTTATTATTTCTTTTATATCATTACAATAAATATCTATATAAGTTTCCATGTCTGATATATACATGTATGGATTACTTATTGTAACACCTTCTGAATCTAAATATTTTACTTTATCCCCTTTTACTATTCTCATTCCCTTATTCCCCTTTATTTATCTTTTGATTTTAATTCAACACCTACGCCACCACCTACATAAAACGATATATCATGTATGTAAGTAGCTATTTGGTTTTTATCTATCTTCTGTGAATTTAATATATCTTTTGATAACTTTCTTAATTGTCTAGCACTTTCATTATTACACCATAGCTTTCTATTAGTATCATTCCAAAGTTTCGCTAACTCTTCATTAGCTTTTTTAAGTTTTTCATTTTCTTCTTTTAAATCGTTTACTGTATTATCATATAAGTCTATTTCTTGATTTAATGATAATATTTGATTTTCTAAGCCTATGATATTATTTAAGTTAATTTCATTACTTATATTAACTGCTTCATAATTGTCTTTTAGTTCCTCATGTTTATCATTCAATAAAAGATATTCCTTATTAAGTAAATCATATTTTTTCTTTAATACAAATAATTTCATCTTTAGTTATCTCCCCCCTTATTGCTATTATCTAGCTTCTAAAAACTGTTTAAAATAAGGCAATTCTTCACACCATTTACAGAATACATCTTGCCATTCCTCTTTTAATCTATGGTTTTTACGTTGATTATAGATATTTATAAGTTCTGCATAGTTTGTATTTACTGTTCTTTTTTGCTTAAAGCTAGTTGGTAAAAGTCTTTTGCCTCTTATTACATAATTAAAATCTTTAGTTTCTAAATATCTTTTTCTTAAAGAATTTAATTCCCTTATTACGAAATTTAATGTATTTATATCTTCTTTGGAATAAACAAAGTCATCTAATTCAATTTCTTTTTTAGCATTAAATAATTTGTGCATTGTGCTACAACTATTTTTAGTATTAAATTTATATGTATCAAATTCACTCCACCAATATAAAGGCATTTCAAAATCTGCCCAAACTTGTATTTGTCTTAAAAATTTACAATGCTCATTACCGGCTTTTATAAGTCTTTTAGCTAAATCTAAATCTCTTTCTCCTATCAAAGTAGCATCCCATAAAATATCAGGCATACAATAATAAGGGACACTATCTTGTAAGTGCCAACTATTCATTGGATTTCTCATACCTCTTAAAGCTGCTTCAAAGCCATAAACTTCTGTATTAGTTATTTTCATAATTACTCCCCTCTTTCTAATCTATCAATCTCTCTTTGCAAATACCAAAGACTTTTCTTCAAGTCTTGTATTGTATCGTCTTTATGACCTGCTCTAGCAATGTACTTTACTGTATTTCCAAGATTAAAGTTAAGTTGCCAATCTTCGATAACTTCAATAGCTTCATATTTCCCTTTATTATAATGAGAAGGGTGATTAACCATTTCTTTATTTTCCTTCTTGATTCTACCAGTCATTTCAACCCACTCCTCTGTTGGTTTAAATAAACTATTATCTGTACATAAATTCAAATTATTACATCCCATACCAGTTTCTGAAAGTATTGTAGTGTAGCCATACACACAATAATTACATTTATAATTCATAATACTCCCCCCTATTACCTAAAATGGTATTTCATCTTCGTCAAAATCGTTGAATTCTTCTACCTTATACTCATTCCCTTGCTTGTTTTCAGTATTAGTATTAGAATTTCCACCTAAAAACTCTAATCTATCAACTTTTACTTTTGTGAAACTTCTTTTCTCTCCGTCTTTTTCATAATTATCAATGTTTAACTCACCTTCTACTAATATTTGTTTTCCTTTTGTTACATACTGACATAAGTTTTCAACGTGCTTCCCAAGTTGTTCGCAATTTATAAAATCAACTTTTTTATTATTTTTATCCTTTTGATAATTTCTTTCTACTGCTAAAGAAAAATTCATTTTAGGTGTAGCAGTAGAAGCTATATAACTTAGCTCTGCATCTCTTACTAAACGACCACTGATTATTATTTTATTCATATTTATTTCCCTTCCCTTTCTGCTAATATTTCAAATAATCTTTCTATACTTTTCCAATTAAAATGACTAACGTTAGTTTCTTTTACCCAATCTTGAGTTTTGCCTTCTTCTAAACATTTTTCCAAATTATTAATTGTATAACTATGTCCTTCAATTGCTTCTTCCCTCGTATTATAATGTTTGAAAAATTTTTCCCTCCAATTAGTTACATATTTATCTTTACTTTCAAATACCATTGTTTCAAATCCTACATCTGGAGTATTGTTCGTACTTATATAATATTCTTGATTATTTGCAACTACATAACTTTTTAAATGCTCCATTTACTCTTCCCTTTCTGCTAATATTATTGCTAGTTCAAGCATTAAATAACAAGTTAATATTAATATAACTAATCTCATTTAATCATATCACCATACTTTTTCATAAAGTAGGCTTTAAACTTTATATGTTCAGCTTCTGACCAATATTTCAAAGGTATTCCTATTCTATTTTCCTACTTTTTACTTTCTTTTAAGAAGTGTGGCATAAGTATAACACTATTAAATTTAGCTTTCTTTTCTGCTTCTTCTTTTTCTATCAAACTTTTAAAAGTTTTATTAGCACTTTTGTACATATATTGAGTAAGTATATGCACTAAGTTTTTATTATAATCAACTTCTACGGATACAACTTCATCACCTTTGCTGCAAACTATATGATTATATATAACATCTGCTACACTTGACATTTTTTCTCCCCTTCTTTATTTAATATTTTATCTACTAATACACTAGATGCTATTGTTATCTCGTCATTAAACCCATATCTTTCAATAAATTTAATCATTAGTTCTCTAGCTTCTTCAAGCATATTAATCCCCCTTTATTTACAATAATTCTTCTGCTGATACTTCTAATATTTCGGCCAGCTTCAATAACATATCAACTTTTGGAATTTGCTTACCAGTTTCTATTCTGCACAAAGTATTTGAAGATACTCCTACTAACTCACCTAATTCTTTTTGAGTTAATCCTTTCTTAACTCTAGCTACTTTTAAATTTAAAATATTCATGTTGTTCTCCCCTTTTATCTATAAGTTTTCTTATACACTTTCCAAATCGCTTCAATTAATTCAGTTTTATTCATTCTAGATTTATTTGCATATTCTTCTATTTCTTTTTCAATACTATCATCTAAATTAATACAATTTAAACCTTTATCAATTAATTTACACATCATGTAATTAATGCTTCTATCTTCGACTTCTGAAATATCTTTAACTTTATCAAATATTTCTTCATCTACTCTTAATAAAAAATTTTTCTTCAATAAAACACCTCCTAGATGTCTTAATATCATATTGATATTATATTAATATTATAACACAAATTTATAATTATATGTTGTTTATACATAATTTATTCCAACTTTCGTTCGCCTTATTTTGACAAAATAAAAAAGACTACCTACGTAGTCTTATACATTCAATTCTGTAATCTTCTTCTACAATTATCACATCTAATCCCATTACTTTATAGTATCCATTTTCAGTCAATGGAATATTTCCAAACATATTTTTATAAGCATAATATAAAAAATTAAATATATTTTCACTTAATAATATCGCATTTGGCTTTTTCCCTGTGCTTTCATATTTTCTTTCAAACTCTTCTTCTATTTTCTGAATATATAATCTAAATTTATTTTCCTTGTAAAGTTCATATTTATACATGAATTCCTCCTAATATTTAAGATTTAACAACTCTCTGACAAACTCTATTTCTTTTATTATATTATCTCTCTCGTGCCATATTTTGTACTTGTGAGCCTTTACAAATTCCCAACAATAGTTATTATCACTTGCCCATTTTTCTGCCTTGTAAAGTCTGTCTATCAGTTTTTCATATTCACTAATTAATTTATCTCTATCTTCAACAACACTACTTGTCATTTGTGTATCTACTCCTTTTTTTCATCATTGCCCCTTGTAATAGCTTGATAGCTTGGATGTTGTGGATTTTTAATACTTAAATTTCCAGTACACTTTTTATCCCTGTTAAAATTATCTATTAAGCAAGTTTTATAATATATGCAAGTTTTATTATTACATTTATCATTCATTATTTAATCACCCATTTTTTATTTATATAGTCATTCTTGTCAAATTTAACTATATCTCCGTTTCCATATTCACATTTACATATATTTCTGTAAATATCATTAAATACATGTATATCTCTATTTTCTTCTAATAAAAAAGTTATATCAAAATCTATTTTACTTAATACTATAATCATTTCATCAGTTGTATAAGTTTTCATCTTATCCCCCTATTTTTCCATCTATTTTTTATTTCTAATTCTTTTATATATTTGTCAAATTCTTCCTTGCTCATACTTATATTTTTTACTTCTGCTTCTTTATATTCTTTTTCATATGTATATTTAAGTTCATTATTTATATCGTGTCCCCATTGGCTTATTTCTAATCTTCCCATGTCCCTTGAACTTCCTCCCATAAATCTAAATATCTTTTGTTTAACTCTTTTCCAGTTTCACCACTGTAAAATCTTTTTCTCTCTATATTAAACATTAACTTTTTACCTACGTTTACTCCTGTATGTCTATTCTTCAGTATTTTAAGTATTGCATCATATTCAACTACATCATCTTTCGCTCTTGATATTGTAGTTACATAATCAGCTAAGTTAGTTATATTAGCACTTCCTGCTACATCGTCTTTTTCAATTTCATCATTCATAGACTTTCTAGGATGTGCAACTAAATGAACTAAAGCATTATACTTTTTAGCAAAATTCTTTAATTTCTTAACTATATCAGTTTCAGCTTCATATTTATCCTTTAAACTACTTTCGACTGTCATAAGGTTGTCTATAACAAACACCCTCACTCCATATCTTTTAGCTAATACCGTCATTTTTTCAATTATAGCTTCAATTCTATAATCATCACTATCATATAAGAAAAATCTATCCTTCATATCATTGACTATTTTTTCTTTTGCTTGAATAGTAACTTTTTTATATTTATGACCATCTTTAGCAGTATACTCGGCAAATTGTTCCTCATTTGCTAAAGTTTGAAGTAGCCAATACTTAACATTCCCCCCTATCAACTCACCACTAAATAGAAATGTCTTATAACCTTGAGCAATAGCTTCTGCAATATATATTTGATTTAATATAGTTGATTTACCACTACCATTTCTACCACTTAATACATTAAGACTTCCAAATACCATTCCCACAAGCTTATCATCAATGTAATCTATACCAGTTTTTAGAGTTTCTGCTTCATGTACATCAAAGTCCTCTATCATATCAAGCGTTGCAACGCCTTCCAGTACAGGTGTAGAAGCTTTTTCTATTTGTTTTAATACTGCTAACTTCCCATACTTGTGCAATAATTCATTTATATCATTAGCTACTTCGCATCTAACTATTTTTACACTAGCGTTAGGAAGTCTATTAAATACTTCTCTAGCACCTTTTATTCCAGGCTCATCATTATCAAACCATATGATTACTTCTTCAAACTGTTCAATAAAAGTCCAGTTACTTGTAATCCATTGATTTGTTGAATTTACTCCACTTGGTATTGATACTGCATTTTTAAAGCCTGCCTCTATAGCACTTAAACAATCAAATTCACCTTCTGTTATTAATAAAGGCTCTGATATATTTACCTTATCCATATTGAATAAAGTATTTACATTAGTCCCTTCTTCAAATTTCATTTTAGGATTAGCATTTTTGGAAGTAAATCTATACTTATTACATAAATGTTCTCCTAATTCATTTCTATATTCAAAACATACACTATTTCCATCTTTATTGTTAAAATTTCCCTTAACTCTAACATAATCTAATGTAGCTTTCGATATGCTTCTTTTATTGCAATAATTTAATATTGCATCATTATAACTATTGTGCTTTGTAGGAGGTTTTTTAGGCTTTCTATCTGACTCGTTGATAGTTATATTTATATTTAAATTAAAATCTCTTACAATGGATTTTACAGCCTCTAGGAATGATAAATTATAGTATTGTTGATAGTGATTAAATATGTCGTACTGGAAACCACAACTAAAACATTTATAATATTTACCTTTAGCATAATAACTCATAGATTCATGTTTTTCAGAATGATTAAAACATAAACATTTATTGCTTTTAAATTTTAATCCTAAATCAGTAGCTATTTTATTTTTAACCTGTTCAGCATCTATATATTTTTTTATATCATCAATTATATTTTTAAAATTCATATATCTTCCCCCTACCCAATATCGCAACTTTGAGTATATTTTCTTCTATTGTTGCATATACTAGGATTAACTTTAATATTTTTATTTTCAGCACCTATTGCAGTAGGTGTTTTTTTGTTATCTTTGTTTATCCACTGCCTTAATGTTAAATAATGATTTTTATATCCTAAATACTTTTTTTTCTTGTTAGCTATCCCTACTTCCAAACTTAGCATTTTATCATGTATCAATTCAGTATCACCTTTCGCTAACTCGATTAACTTGGTATACTCTTCTTCTGTTACTTTTACTAAGCTTAAATCTATAAAAGATAAATCTTTGTATATTTGTTTCTTTTTATTATTAATATTTGTTTTAGTATTTGTTTTAGTATTTATTGTGTTGGGTTTTTCATACACCTCCAGTTGGGTTTTTCCTACTGGTGTAGTTGGGTTTTTCACACTACTTATTTTTTCAGTAGTATTGTTTTTCACAACATCCTTAATGTAATATCTATTTCCAACCCCTTTAATAGTTTCTTTTCTTAAATATCCTAAATTTTCTAGTTCTTTTATAGCTTTTATAAGCGTATTCTTATCTTTTATGCAGCAATCTCGCATCAAATCACTATGGCTTGGATAAGAGTACCCCTTTTCTTTATTATGATAACTTAATATAGCTATTAAGACTATTTTCGGCGTAAATTTTAAATCTGCTCTAATTATTTCATTATCTACAATTGTATAACTCATTTACTCCCCCTTGTATTAATTTAGTAATTCATCATAAGTTACTTCAAACAATTCTTTTAATAATTTTATTTCCTCAATTGTAAAATCCCTTCTTCCTAGTTCCTTGTTGCTATAACTACTTTGTTTTATATTTAAAATATTAGCAATTTCTGATTGAGTATAACCTTTTAAAATTCTATATTCTTTTATTTTCATATTCCACCCCCCCTACTTCTTGTATAATAATATTGTATTTCATTTTGAAATATTTGTTATATATAATCGTTTTATTTTTTACGACAAAAAAGACTATATTACATAGTCCTTATTGTTTTGTTTTAATCTTCATTTTAATAATTGTTTAATCAATATTTTTCAGATATTCTCTGCTATACACATAAAGTAGGTCGTGTATTAATCTTGCCGAGTTTTTCTTATCTGTGTACCAAACTGTTACATTATATCTATTACATAAACTTAAAAGCATCATTTGAAAGCTTTTAGGTGATACTTTAGAAGCTTTATCGTATCTAAAATGCTTTGACGATAATATCTTATCTATCATATTATCAGTTTCTATAAGTAAGTGCATTTTTATTCCTTTTTCATATCCTTTTTTAAGCTCTCTCTCAAATCTTGTAAGACCTTCTTCGTCTTTACTTTTTGAATCGTATAAGTTTGATGCTAACTCATTCAAATCTTTTTTTCTTTCTATAACTATTTTATCTTGAAAATTAATAACTTCACCGTTGGGCAATTGTACTGCAATAGTATAATCTCCAACTTTAAGGCCTTTTTCTTGAATGTAGTATTGTATAGGGCCTGAATAAGTAGATTTCTTCCCTCTATACATATCGTGGTGAGATACTTTATATTCAAAACCTTTTTCAAAACTATTTAGTATGTGCTTATTAACTTTCTCCCTGCTATCAACTACAATTTTATACTTGCATTTTTTTATATCAATTCCTTTTTTCTCCCCCATTTTATGCCCCCTTAATTATTTCTGTAAAAACTTATAGCTTTATATATTAAATACATCACAAATAAATCAAATCCTGCTACCATTAAAATTAAATCATTAAATATATTCATTTTATTTCTCCCCTCATAATGCAAATAAGGGCAATTAACCCTTATTTACCAACTTTACCAACTTCCCCAACCATTATTATCATCTAAATCATACATCGTTAATCCGTAACTCTCAACATTTTCATCTGTCCATGCTTCATTAAATGAAGTTCAAGCCCCTATTTTCTTAGTTTCAAGTCCTTCTAATTTAGCTTTTAAAGTCATATAATTTTTCATTGATATATCTATTACATTATTTCCATAATCTCTTTTAGAAGCTTTCTCAACTATATCATCACTATAACCTTTATCATTAGCTATTTTGTAAAGTGCTTTTACCATAGTTTCTGTAACTTCTCTTTTTACTTGTTTTACTTGCTTAGTTTTATCTCCAAATCTAAAACATTCTTTACCTTTACTATCAACTATAACTAACATATTTATTTCTCTATCATCATTATAGCCTATTTCTTTAACTTCAAATTTTTCATATTTACTATACCCCATTGAAGCTGGAACCCATATAAAAGGCGAAGTATATAATTCTCTACCTATTCCCAAGTTAAAACACGCTCTTTTAAAACTGTCTGATACTTGCCCCTTTTCTTTTTCTGTATTACTTTCAGTTCCTACATCTTGCTTACTTATCCAGCAATTCCTTTTTTCACTCCACACTTTTACTGTGCAAAATAATTTACCGTCTATAAGTTGATGTTCTCTTTCCCAACCGTCAAACCCAAATACTTCATCAAGTATTCTCATGTCAACTCTAGCATCTTTGTAAAGCAATAAACTAATTCCCTTACCTTCTTTAAAAGTACCTATTCTACACTCTATTTCATTAGCTTTTAGTAATCTTATATCCATTTCCTTTACCTACCTTCTTTTATCTTTTTGTATTGTTTTAAATGAAAAAACCTTTTATCTGCTTTTACTCCAAATTCCTTTATAAACTCTTGTAATATAACTATACTCATTTTATTGTACTCCCTCTTATTTATTCTCTTTGTAATATTCTAAATCCTTCAAAATATCCTCTATTTTAGCCTGTAATCCTTCTAAAAAGTAATCTTTATTTCTATATTCATTGTAAGACTTTTTGTGCTTCTTATCAGCTTCTATACCTTCAAAATTAGTCCATATGTTTTTAGCTTCTTTTAAATAAATATTTTGAAGCTTTACTCTTTCATTTTTTATAAAATCTAATTCCTCCATTTTATCCCCTCCTTTAAATGTCTTTTCACCTCTTAAGGGCTAGTATTGAGTGTCCCCAACCTAGCCTCATTAATTTATATTGAATAGCCCATACTTTCTATAGTTCTTTCTATCTCTTCTCTTTCCTCTTCATTATCCCAATAAAAACTTAAATCTGAAAATAATTCTTTAACCTTTTTACAATCTTCACACTTGCAAGTTTCCCAATACCCTTCACACATTTTATAAACCTCCTTTTAAATCTCTTTCATTCATTCTCTCATATTCCTCTTGCTCAAATTCCTCATAGTCTAGGGGAGTTTCCTCTACTCCCTCAAGACTTTCCATTTCTTTTATAAAAGCTTCACTATCAAACTTATACATAAGCTTCAACCCCTTCATTATTTACTATTGTGTAAAAACATCCACTTTCTATAAGTTCTAAAGTAGTTAATCTACCTTCTAGATAACTAATTTCTTTTTCATAGAAATCAATTTTCCCACTAAGTGCATAATCACTGCATTTCCCTTCTATGAATTTATTTTTCATTTTATCAACTTCTCTTCTTTTCTCTTGTAACTCGTTGTATACTTCTTCTTTGAATCTTTCATCTATTTTTATTTTCATTTCCAACACCTCTTTTTTATTTTCTCTTTCCCTTGTTTCTATATTTATATTATATCCTACTTGTTGCATATTATGCAACATTTATTATAAAAAAAAATTATTTTATTTTCATTTCATTTAAGTCTATATCTAACATATCGGCTAATTTAAGTAAATTTTGTATTGGAATATTTTTAACCTGGTTATTTTCATACCTAAAATAAGTTGTTCTGTCTATGCCTAATGCTCTAGCAACTTCTATTACAGATAATCCCTTTTTTATTCTAGCTTCTTTTAATATTTCTCCTATATTCATAGTTTACACCTCGTACTTTTATTATATAAATATTATACTCATTGAGTGTATATTATACAACAATAAAGTAAAAAAATATACCTCCAATTTTAGGAAGTACATTTTCAAGTCAATAAAATTTTACAAAATCTTAGAGTTTAAAGTGTTATACCCCATTTAAATTTTATTTGATACATACATTGGTAATATAATTATAACACATTTATAGGTATTTTTCTAATATAGAGTTAAGTTTTTCTAGTTCCAATTTGCTAAAATGGATTTCACCCTTTAGTTTTCTTCTTAAGCTATTATAAGTTATGTCTAATTGTTCAGCTATCCACTTCTTTTTAAGTCCACTTCGCTTTATAGCTTCATTTATTTTCTCATTCATGTTTGCACCTCTAAGCTATCATCTGGAATATTGCATATATTAAAGCAATTATTAATATATAAGTTAAACATCCCCAGTAAGGAGTGCTGCTTTCAATTTGTTTTTTAAACACTTGATAAGTTTTCCATTCCTTTTCATCTAGTTGTATTGTAAGGGTATCACTTCTTTTGTCTTGTTTATTAAATTTTGGCTTATACTTATTGATGAAATAAACTTCCATAACTTGAGCATCTGATTTAGTTTTCCACTTGATATACTCTATTTTAACCACACTAGAATAACATTCTTTTGGCAAGTGCCCTTTAGTAAAATGTTGATTCATTCTCTCGCCCATTTTCTGCCCCGTATAGCCTACATAAATTGTGTTATCATACTTATCTTTAAATCTGTAAGTATAAGCCATTCAAAACACCTCCTATTCTCTTAAATAAGGTTTTAATAATTTATCTATTTCATCTTCTTCCAAATAAAATATTTGAGTTTCAACTACACCTTCACTATTTTTTATTTTGCATCTACCTTTTACATTTATATCTTGTAAATCATAACCCTTGCCAATTAAAGTATCACTGTCTGTTTGGTCGAATGTATGAAATCCTACTATCTGACTACAATTCATTTTACATCTACCTATAGTTTCTTTTGTGCAATCTTGTGTAGCTAATAAAAAGTAAATTCCATAACTCGCACACTTACTCATAACTTTATGAAGAATATCTTTGCAATCTTTATCACTTACAACTTGAATAAGTTCATCTATAACAACTATTATATAACTAATTTTAGTATCATGTTTTTTATTATAATTTATTACATTCCTACAATTAGCTTCGTCTAATATATCAGCCCTTTTATTCATTTCTTTTTCTAGCCATTTTATTTGAGCTATAAATTCTTTTTTATTTGTACTCATGCCTAAAAAATTATTATAATTTCTAAAATAATAAACATCTGCTTTTTTATAATCACAACCTAAAAAACAAACTTCATTTCTCGTATATGTTTTAGTTATATTAGTTATAAATACATTTAAAAAGCTAGATTTGCCCCACCTAGAAGCACCTCCAACCATTGTATGACCTTCTAACATATCAAAACTTTTTAAATTGCCTTCTATGTCATATCCTATACAGGCTTTTATTCCTTCCTTTTCACCTTCAATAAAGATAAACTTAATTACATTCATTTCTTTTGACATATCTTTAATTTCCTCTGTTGGTATATATTCATATTTAACTATATTTTCAACTTCCATTATATCCCCCTCCAAAACTTCAATAGTATCTTCAAATTTTCTCCCAGTAACTAATCTATATATAAAATTAGAATACATATCCCAAGCAACTGGAACTGCATCAAATAAAGCATCTATTAACGGTTTAAACATAGTCAACCCCCTTAAAATCTGCTACAATATAAGAAAAATATATTATAAAGAATTTATATAAAAATGATAAAAATATTAGTAGTAATAGTAGTAGGTGAGGAATTATCCCCACCTTTATTTTTTATCTTTTCCATTTTGTAAATATTTCTCCACATATATCGCATTTACATATCCATCTATCTTCATATTCTTCAATTATTGTAAATTTGTTACATTGATAACATTGTTTTGACCAATCCATTTAAAGCCCTCCTATTTCTTCATATTAAAGCTACTATAATAGCTATATATCTCAAATAAGTAACTGTAATAATACCCATTAGAAGCTTCCTTTCCTTTTAGCTACTTCAAATCCTCCACAAGCTTCTACAGTTTGGAAACCATAGTCGCTAGTTAATATATCTTTTAAAGTGTAAAAGTCATTTTGTGCTTCTTCATTAACCTCTAAACATATATTTCTAAAATCTCTATAGCTCATATTATCGTTGTGAGTTAATATAGCTAATATTTCATTTTTATTTTCTAAAGTATATATTTTCATAGTTAATCCCCCTCATATCTTGTATAACGTTTTGTTACTTTATTATATGTATGAGTTATGAAAATGATACATAAGTTTATAAAAAAATAAAAAGCTATAGAAAATTAATTCCATAGCTTCGCAATATTCCATTAAAAACTTTATTTTAAGGGAAATGTCTTTATATTTCTCCCATCACAGTTTTGAC